CAAGCAAAAGAAAATGATACTCAAGACAAACTACTTTTTATTACAAAAATGAAAAACTTCGCTGGAAAGTATTTTGATGGTGACACAAAGAGATTAACCTATTGTATGAAGGATGTTTATAATTGGAAAATTTATTGTGATTTATATAATGGTTTTAAGAAAGTAGATTATACACAGTTATTAGAAAACGAAGATAATACTTTAGGAATTGAAGAAATAAGTTGTGCCGGTGGTGCTTGTTTACTATAGAAACAATTTACTCATTATGCCCATAAGGGTGTATTATTAATGTAGTATTTTAATACTCCTTACATAAGAAAAGGGCACACATTGAGAAAAACAAATAAAAACTCAAAGAAAAAAACCAAGATTATTGATGCAACAAATAGTTTGGAACCCAAAGGAGCTGCTTATAGAAATCGATTAAAACCAAGAACAGAAAATCAAAAAGAATACATAAGGACTATTGCAGAAAATACTATTACGTTTTGTCAGGGATTGGCTGGTAGCGGTAAAACTCACATTGCTATTGGAATGGCTATTGAATATCTTTTAGACGAAAAAGTAAAAAAGATTATTATCACAAGACCAATACTAGAAGCTGGAGAAAAAATGGGATATCTCCCAGGATCAGCAGAAGAAAAACTACATCCTTATCTATTACCAATACTAGATGAAATTGGACATTTTATAAGCTCAGCACATTATGCATCATTAAGATTAAATAATAAGGTTGAGGTAGTTCCATTAGGACTTATGAGAGGTCGTAATTTTCATAATGCTTTTATTGTTGCTGACGAATGCCAGAATGCATCATATGAACAATTAAAAATGTTGATAACAAGAACAGGACAATCTAGTAAAATGGTTTTAACTGGTGACGTTGCTCAGTCAGATTTAAGTAGACATTTACAAGGTGGTTTTAGTGATATGATATCTGCTCTTAACGGAGTTGAAAGTATAGGTTATTCTAAATTAGAAGCATCAGATATTGTAAGAAATCCAATTATATCAAAAATATTATATAGACTTGATGACTATGAGCAGCAAAGCAGAAAACAGTAAATGTCTATTATTAAACGCTGACTATAGCCCATTACGAATAATATCTTGGCAAAGAGCAATAGTTTGGTCTATTAGATATGAAAATAATAGTAACTATGGCATAGAAATTATAGAATACTATGAGAATAAATATATTCAGGGATCAGGGAATAAGAAACATCGCGTTCCATCAGTAGCAAAAACACTTAAATATTTTAATCCATATAATAGAAAGATTAATTTTTCTAGGCATAATTTATTTATTCGAGACCAACATACTTGTCAATATTGTGGAAAACGTTTGTGCTCTTCTCAATTAACATATGATCATATTATACCGAAATGCAGATTTGTAGAAGATAAAAAATTATCAACTAATTGGAATAATATTGTTACTGCATGCAGACCGTGTAACCATAAAAAAGGAAATAGAACGCCTAAAGAAGCTGGGATGCAGTTGATAAAATCCCCTATACAGCCTAATTATTCTGTGGAGTACTTGCCTTGGTATCAGGAATTGACTACTATAGACAGTACATATTACGACCAGTGGAAACAATTCTTAGCTCAGAATTATTAATTTTATGGATAATTGTATTTTCAAACCAAATGACAATTTTGCTGATGAGATGTATTATTGCTTAATTGGAACAGAAGATTTTATTGATGAAGATGGCAGTCCTAGAGTAAATAATGTATCATCATCCAATATTGCTGCAAAATGTATACAAAATAAAAAAACCAAGGTTATTTCACAAAATAATAAACCTAAATTCTCTTATTTTATTAGAAGTAGCCCAAACTCTGATTTATATAATCCTATCAATCTGTTGTCTCCAATTAAAAATAAAAGACAATATAATTTTATAGATAATATTTGTAAAAATGAATGGTCATTTATTGAAGTCAATAAAAATACATTTGATAAATATATAAAATTTTTAACTACCAAAAATATATCATGGCTCAAAGAAGCTGTTAGGGATCTCAAGTAGTATAATGCCAACATATTCATATATATGTGAAAAATGTAATTCAGAATTTGAATTATTCTTTTATATTAAAGATTACCAAGAAAATCCAAAATGTATTGAATGTAAAAGTAAAAATACTCAAAGATTGTATATAAAAGATGTAATTACACAGAATACCTCTGTAAAAAAGATGGATTCTGAATTGAAAACTATTGGCGATTTAGCCAACAGAAACAGAGATAAAATGAGTGAAGATGAAAAAATAGCATTACACGCTAAACATAATTCATACAAAGAAGAAATTCCAGACAAACCACTTCCAAAAGGAATGAAAAGACTTAAAAAACAACCAAAAACAAAATGGACATGACATGAACGAAGAATTAACAGAAGAACAAAAAAATAAAATAATAGAATCTATAGAACAAATTCATAAACAACATTCTGGTAATAGTACAGAAAGCTTAGCTCAGATAATTTCAGAAGATACTACTAAGCTTATAGACTGTAGGCATGAAATTGTTATTAATGTTATAGCTAGCATTTATGAACAAGACGATGAAGGAAAAACGGTTGGAATTAAAGAAGTAGCAAAAAACAATTATCACATTCCAGTACCTCCAACTAAAGACTATAACGAATATACAAAAGGCTTCTTTGGATTTTTAGAAGAATGTATGTCTAACTCAAGTATTAAAGCAGATGAAACAACACCAGATTCCGGAGAAAAAAACAATGGATGATTTTATATTCTCTCCAAAAGAGAAAAACGATAAACTTACAACAGAATACTATTGCATGACAGGCTCAGAAGACTTTATTGATAATAATAATTATCCTCGTAAAAAAATAGATACCAAAGATGTTGTTGCTAAAAGAATACAAAAAACAGATAATCCTACTCAATACTTTATTAAAATATCAAATGCAAATAAATTATTCAATCCTTTGAAATCTGGATTAGACGATAAGTCTTATAGTATTGTTGATAATGTTTGCAGACCATCCGACAAGTTTAGAGCAGTGAATGAAAAGGTTTTTAATATGTATTTACAGTTCTTATCTTCAAAAAATATATCGTGGTTAAATCAAGCAGAAAGAGAGATTATATAATGTCAAGAATTACTAAAGTTCAAAAATATGCAATATATTGGCTAAATCATTCTGGAAAAAGCGTGGAAGAAATATCAAAAGAATTGGATATCAAGCATTCACAAATAAGCACTATTATAACTGCTAATTCTCAACCAGAACCGACGAACGTTGCTATTCAACCATCAAAAACAAAAGACTTGATGATTACCCATACTTCTGGTAAAAAAATAAATTCTGTAGCCATAATGACAAAAGAAGCTTCAGAGATAGCGGATGAAGCAAAAAAGAAAATACCGGTCACAAAAGGTAGAGATAGTGAACGAGGAATTTTTAGACCTAAAAAATAACATATGTATCCATCAAGGTATTCTAATGGTAAAGATGTTACAGCCGCTCAGTATATAACGGAACTTATATGTGAACACAAGGCGGTATGTGATAAGCTAGATCTTCATTATAAATTTTGGATCAATAAAGAATGGTCAAAATATTATAGAGACCAAATTGCTACAGCTAACAAGTTATTAAAAAAATATGATGCTAAATCTATTATTAGAGCTTTAAATGATGATAAGGCTACAAAAATCTATTCTTTGCGAGCGCCTCATCTGATAGCTATAATAGAAAAACACGATATGATTGTCAAAAATGAATCTAAATCTCTGGAAATAGATATAAATAGATCAGAGAATAAGAGTTTCAGACATAAAAATCAACAGAATAAAAATATACTTTCCAAATTAAAGGAATTAGATGATGGTAACAACTCTTAAAGAAGATGTGATTAAAACATTTGGCGATCAGATTATATTATCTGGTAATGCTTTAGTAGATAAAAAGGTACTAACTATTCCGGTAAGTCCATCATTAGATATCGCTTTAAACGGTGGAATTCCAGAAGGCAGTTTCGTAGTCCTAACAGGACAACCAAAATGTGGTAAAACCACATCGTCGTTAGACTTTGCAGCAACTGCTCAAAAACCAGAATATGCTCATGGTTCTTTTAAGGATGGTCGCCAAGTGTACTACCTAAATATTGAAGGTCGATTGAAAAAAAGAGATTTAGAAGGAATACCTGGATTGGATCTTTCTAGATTTCATGTAATAGGTAGTCAACAAGGAAAAATTTTGCATGGAGAAGAGTATTTACAAATAGCAGAAAGAATAATTAATGAGATTCCGGGATGCGTACTAATCATAGACTCATATTCTGCTTTGTGTACAGAGGCAGAAATTACCAGTGATATGGACAAAATGCAAAGAGCAGACGGAGCAAAACTTTTAGCTAAATTTTGTCGTAAAGTTGCAAATGTTATTCCTGTTAATAAAAATATTGTAATAGGAATAACTCACTTAATGGGAAATCCTACTGGCTATGGTGCAGAATTTAAAGAAAAAAGCGGCCAAGCTATTGCTTATCAAACAGACATAAAGCTCAGGGCTAAAACATTTAAACCTTGGGTGGTTGGAACAGACAATACTCAAATAGGGCAGGAAATCGAATGGCAGGTGGTCTGCTCGGCACTTGGGCCTCCTGGTGGAGTAACTACTAGCTATATCCGTTATGGTCAAGGAATCGACAAATGTACAGAATTGATCAATTTAGCATCTGATGTTGGAATTATTAGCAAAGGAGGGGCTTGGTATACTATAACAACGTTAGAAGATAAACCCAAATTTCAAGGGACAGAAAAAGTACGAAATTTCTTACTAGAAAATGCTAAAGCATACGAGACTATAGAAACATCAGTTAAAGAAGTTTTAGGTATAAAAAAATGATAGTCAGAGATCTTAATGGTAATACTATAAATTGGAATCTAACAGGACATATAGCTAAAGGCAGAATAAAGGAAAAATCGTCTTTTCATCTTGGAACCAGAAAAGTATTGACAGAAATTTTTCCAACATTACAAATTCTAGAAGAAGTTCCGATACCATTAAGAAAATCAGAAACTTTATATTTAGATTTTTATCTACCATTAATAAAAAAAGCAATAGAAGTTCATGGTGAACAGCACTATAAATTTATACCATTTTATCATTCAAACAGAATGAATTTTTTGAAAGCACAAAAAAGAGATGCAGAGAAAAAAGAATGGTGTGAAATAAACGGAATTACTCATGTGGTATTACCTCACTTCGAAAGTCTAGACAAATGGAGGACATTAATAATCTATGACAACAAGAACAGCTAAAGAAGATTTACAGCACTGGGATACTATTCTTGACGAATATGAGTCCACGCTTTCTTTACCAAAATATTCGGCACAATATGGAGTGTCTGAGCAAGAGATTAATACATATCTTAGTATGACCAGGGATGAAATAGAAAAGATTTCTCCAGAAGATTGTGCTCAAATTTCTTACAGATTGGCACAGTTTGCATTTCATGTTCAACGAACAATTAATAGAGAAATTGCTAGACATAATTGGTCAGAAGAAAGTATTAAAGAAGCAATAGCAGACGAAATAAATAATTATAAAGGATATGGCTTTATTGAAAAGTCTTTGCAAGCAATAAAACATAACGAAAAAGCAAATAGCCTGAATCAAATTAGAAAGTATGCTAAACAAAGAATAGATAGATTAAGTTATTTGGCTAACAGTATTAAAAATCTATCAGATATTATGATGGCAATTCAAAAAACTAAGGTGCAACATGGACCCAAATGATTTATTAAAAGACCCAGAACAACTTAAAGCTTTAATATCGATTTTACAAAGTCTTGTTGATCAGACTCCTAAAGAAACTGAACAAAAACAAGACGTGGCACCAGCAAAGGAGTCTCCTACTATAAAGACGAAGGGTCGTCAAAAAGTAGGAACTAATAATTCAATAAAAACCAAACAAACTAAAAAAATAACAACAGACAATATAAATAAATTTGAAAAAATGTCTGAATTTAGAATGCATAAAGATGATTGTGTAGTTGATAAAAAACTATCAAAACATCCTCCTGTAGCGAGAATGAGAGACTTTGAATTTATTGATGTAGTTTGTAGAGTTTGCGGTAAAAAAGAAAGTGTTCCACCTACTCTGCTTTTCGATGTTCCTTCTAGATATAAATGTAATAATTGCTCAACACATTCTGGATAAAATATGATTTTATGTGACCCATCCGCTGAACGTGCTATATTAAGCGGAATTTTGAAGTATGGAGAGGATGCCTATTTGGATATTGCGGATATTATCCAGGAATCTTCTTTTACAATTGACAGCAATCAAATAATATTTAAGTGTTTAAAAAACATTTGTGAAAAAGAGTCAAAGCCAAATATTGATCTTGCATCAGTATATTCTTCTGCTCAAGAACTTAATTTATCACATATATTATCTAAAAAAGAAGAAACTCAACAC